TAAATGTCCAAAATACTTATATCACCGGCGGTACTTTTATTACAGCCCAAGATAAGAATTTTAAAGTTGAAGGTAATCCGCATATTGAAATTAGCGGCGGACGTTTTAATCGTATGTTAAACCCAGCTTATCTTGCTTCTGGATACACATAGGTCTTAGAAAATGGCTTCTATGTAGTAAAGAAGGAGGAAAAATAATATGGCTGATATAATTAAATTTAAACGTGGTAAATCAACAACTTGGCGAACCAAAAACCTCCTACTTTTAGATGGTGAACCTGGTTTTGAAATTGATACCTTGCGTTTAAAAATTGGCGATGGTAAAACCGCTTGGAATGATTTACCGTACCAAGACTAGAACAACGAGAATGTTGTTAATGCTAGAGTATTTGCTGAATTACCAAGTATAGGTAAGGCAAATGTTATTTATAAAGTTTCTTCTACTGCGAAACTATACCAATGGAATACTGAAACAAATGGCTATGAGTCTCTTATGGCTGGTAGCGGTGGCGGAGGTATTCCTATTGAAGATATAGATATTATAAATGGAGGTAACGCATATGGCTTAGATTAAAACTCGTATTGCTTTACGTAATGACTCAACAGCTAATTGGGAAGCTAATTCTGATGTAGTCCTTATGAAAGGCGAAATGGGTGTCGAATTTACTGACGCCGGTGAAACCAAAATGAAATTAGGCGACGGCCAAAAAACTTGGGCACAACTTGATTATTTTGGCGGCGAATCTGATGTTCATCAAGCTCAAGTCTATCAAGCAGACTTAGCTGAAGGTGAAGATGATATCGCGGCGATCACTCGTGTAGTCGGTGAAAATGCTCTATTTGAAGGCGATATGGCTATTGTTAAATCCGCAATCGGTGAAGCAATAACCTATACCGCATATGTTTACAATGATTCCAAATGGCAAGCTATGAATGGCAATTACAATGCGAATAATGTTTACTTTGATAAGGACTTATTCACTACTAAGGAAATTGGTTATATTACCCTTGAAAATGGCTCTGCTCATATTCCTTCTACTGGCAAGAATTTAACTGATACTTGGGAATAGATTTTTGTTAAGGAACAAAATCCTACTGTTACTCAACCCGCAGTTTCTTTTACTCAAGTTACTACAGGTAGTTTTGAAGTTGGTACATCTGTCACTCCAAGTTATGATGCAAAAATGAGTGCTGGTTCTTATTCTTATGGCCCTGCTACTGGTTTAACCGCCAAGAGTTGGAATGTAAATTTAAGAAAAGGTAATACTTCAGTTCAGAATAAAACAACTGCTAAGGATATCTTTACAGCTATTGTCCTTGCTGATGGCGATAGTTATACAATTAATGCTGAAGCCAGTTATGACGACGCAGCAGTTCCTGTCACTAATAAAGGTAATGCTTATGCCGCCGGTCAAATTAAGGCTGGTAAGGTAAGTAAGACAAGTGGCACAATTAGCTGCTATCGTAATACTTTCTATGGCACTACTGCTAATAAAGATAGTCTTGATAGTCCTACAATTCGTGCTCTTAATAAAACAGGTAAGGCATTAAAAGCTGGCGATTCTGTTACTATTGCTCTTCCTGTTGGTGCAATCAGAGTAGTATTTGCTTATCCTGCTACTTTACGTGATATTACTTCCGTAAAAGATGTCAATGGCTTAAATGCTGAAATTGTTTCTGCATTTAGGAAAGAAACTATTACTGTAGCTGGCGCTGAAAATGATGCTGGCATTAGTTATAAAGTCTTTACAACTGAATTTGCTGCTCCTATAGAAGCTGCAAATAGTTATATTGTAAAAATTTAATAAGGAGGGGAAATAATTATGTCTATGAATTTTGGTGTTCTTGATTTTGCTGTTGGCCTTAATAGACAAACGGCGTTCCCTCTTGACCCTAAGAGTTATTTTGAAAGCTACGATGCCGCAGTTGCTGCTGCTGCTACTGCCGAACCTGCTGGTAGTACTAATACGGCATATTACTATGGTAATCCAGTAGTCGTAGTTGAAAATGGTAAGGCAAAAATTTATCAGATTCAGCCAGATAAAACTCTTTCTGGGGTTGGCGAAGAAATTGTCATTAATGAAAATGTTTTCACTAAAGATGCTGATGGCAAATTAAGTCTTTATGGATTTGCTGATGCAGCTGCTGGTGCGCAATTAACGGTTGGCACTGATGGTAAGCTATCTTGGGTAAAGCCTGACACTACTACTGTTGAAGGGCTTAGCACTAAGGTTGCCACTCTTGAAGCCAATGTTGGAAATCTTCAAACTGAAGTTGCTAAAAAAGCCAACAGCGAAGATGTATATACCAAAGATGATATTGATGGTAAAATTACTACTGTAACAGATGAAGTTGCTAAAAAGGCAAATTCCGCAGATGTTTATACTAAGGATGAGGCTGATTTAGCTATTGACGCCGCAGTCGCCGGAGCTAGCCATTTAACTCGTCAGATTGTCACTGAGCAAGAACTTGCTGCATTTATCGCTGACCCATCTACAGCATCTGATAATGTTATTTATATGCAGAAGGTTTCTTCTAAAGATGGTAAAGACAACTATAAAGAGTATATGCGCTTTGGTGCAGAAGATAGCTATACTATTGAATTAATAGGTGATACATCTGTTGATTTAACTGATTATGCTAAAACTGCTGACGTTAATACTACTCTTGAGAGTTATGCTAAAACTACAGTAACTGATGATCTTGCTACTAAAATTGCTGCTAATACTACAGCAATTGGTAAGAAAGCTGATGCTACTGTTGTTGAAACTCTCTCTGGCAAGGTTGATAAAAATACTGGAGATATTACAGCTCTTACTGAAGCTGTCAATGGTAAAGCCAATCAAGCTGATTTAACAGCTCTTACTACAACTGTTGAAGGTCATACAGCAGATTTAGCTACTCTTACTCAAACTGTTGCTGGAAAAGCTGATGCTTCTACAGTTACTGAGTTAACTGGTAAAGTTACTAAAAATACTAATGATATTGCTGCATTAACTACTAAAGTTGATGGTAAAGTTGATAAAGTTACCAGCGAAGTCAATGGCGAGCAAGTAGCTTGGACGCTCTTAAGCCCAACCAATAAGGCTAAATTAGATAACTTAGTTATCAATGAGGACGGCTCAGTAGAAATTTCAGCTAATGTTGCTGCTGAAAAAGTAACTGGCCTTGCTGATTGGATTACTGGTAAGCGTGATACAGCTCCTGGCTTATTAAGTGCTGCTGACGAAACCAAATTAGATGGTATTGCCGAAGGTGCTCAAGTCAATATAATTGAAGCTATTAAGTTAGCCGGTTAGACTGAAAACTTAGCAATTACTAATAAAGTAGTTGAATTACCATTTGCTACTGGTGAAGTTGCTGGTATTGTTAAAACCTCTGCTGAAATTGGTCTTGATACCAATAATGCTCTTGAGGTTAAGAGCTTAAATGTTAATAAACTTGTATAGACTGAGGATGTCCTACTTAATTGTGGTGGCGCCGCAGCTTTTACATATTAATAATTGATTGAAAAGGAGATAATAAATTATGCCTGATACTAATAAAGTATTTCAAACTCGTATTCAATTAAAATATGATAGTTATGATAGTTGGCTTGCTGCTGATCCTGTATTAAAGAAAGGCGAAATGGCAATTGCTACTATTCCAGAGGGTAACACTACTAGTAAATTACAGAATTTACCTAATGTAGTCCTTAAAATTGGCGATGGTGCTAGTAAATATAGTCGTCTTCCTTTTGTAAGTGGATTAGCTGCTGATATATATGGCTGGGCTAAAGCTGCTAACAAGCCTTCTTATGCTGCTTCTGAAATCACTGGTTTACAAGAAGCTATTGAAAAATATTCTGACTACGATACCAATACTCAATATAAAATCGTTCAAGCTAAAGATGATGAAAATGCTGTTATTCCTGGTAAATATCAACTTCAATCTAAAGAATTAGATGGAGATTGGCAGAATGTTACCGATTCTTTAATCGATGTTACTGATGCTTTTGGCCGTATTGCTACATTAGAGACTGAAATTGAAGGATTAACTGGCGGTGCTGGTAGTATTGCTAGTCAAATTGATGCGGCTATTAAAAAGTTAAATGCTACTATTTCTAACCGCACTGATGAAAATGCTGTCAATGCTGATGGCCTTGATGTCACCATCGTTCAGGAAAATGGTACGTTAAAATCTGTCACTGCTACTATTAAAGAAGGCACTTATGATGCCGCCGGTGCTGCTGCTGCTGTTCTTGGTAAAGATACTGATGCCGCTGGCGCTAGTACAGTTTTCGGTGCAAATAAAGCTGCCGCTGCTGCACAGACTAAAGCTGAAGAAGCTGCTGCTGCTGCTGCCCAAGAAGCTACTGATCGTGATAATGCAATTAAGAAATTAAACTATACTGGTTATGAAGCTGGTGTTGCTGACAATAGTGAAACCATTTCTTTCGTAGGTGAAATCAGCGAAGCTAATGGTATTGTTTCTGCTACTAAACGTGATCTAAAGTTTAAGACTGCTTATAATTCTGAAAGCAATAAAATTGCTACAGAAGCAGATGTCGATGCTGTAGTTGAAAAGTTCTCTAAATCCTTAACTTATAAAGGTATGTTAGAAGCTCTTCCTACTGATGTAAGTGATTATAAAACTGGTGATGTTGTCATCGTTGGCACTTTAGAGTATATCTTTGATGGCACCAAGTTCGATCAGTTCGGTGATGAAGGCGTTGCTGATGCTGTTAAGAAATCTTTAAGTGCTGCTGCTCAAACAGGTACTGCTGATGAAACCATTACCACTATTGTCCAGAATAATGGTATGGTCACTGCCACTCGTAGCAAAATCTCTATCTCTGGCGATCAAGTCAAGTTAGATAAAGAGGGCGGCGAAGAAGGCGAAAAAGAAACCTTAACGGAGCGTTTAGCTAGCATTAAGAGTGGTGCTTCTGCTGATGTAACTGCTCTTGAAGAAAAAGTTAACGCCAATAAAGCCGCTATTGATACTTTAAATGGTACTGTTGAGACTGCAGGCTCAGTTGATAAGAAAATTAACGATAAAGTTGTAAATCTTGTTAGTACTGTTTCTCAAGATGCTGCTGAAGGTAATGGTCAACTAGCTCTTACCGTAGTTCAGGAAAATGGTACATTAAAGTCTGTCTCTGGTAGCATTAAAGCTGGTACCTATGATGCCGCCGGTGCTGCTGCTGCTGTTTTGGGCGATGATGCAGATACTGCCGATGATAAGACTGTTTATGGTGCTTTTGCTGCTGCGGCTGCTGCTTAGAAGAGTGCTGATGATGCTGCGAGCGCAATTACTAAGTTAACTAGTGAAGGTGCAGTTGCTACTGAAACCCAGACTGACGGTAAATTTGGTGTTTTAACTCAGGTTAAGCAGACCAATGGTGCAATCAGTAAGGGTGCGGAAGTAATGCTTCATAAAGTTGCTGCTTCCGGCAAGATTGATGATTTAGACCAAACTGCTTACGTTATTTTTGATTGTGGTTCTGCCAATACAGTAATGTAATCTTTAATTCCAAAGGGTTATTCAGGTTAACTGAATAACCCTTTTTTTTATTGTATTTAGAGATTAAAATATAAGGAGGTAAAATAATGGGGAAATTGAATGCTACAATTTTACTTCGTTCTGATACTTCTACCAATTGGTTAGATGCTAATCCTACGTTAGCGATAGGAGAAGCCGGTTATGAGCTAGACACTCATAAATTAAAAATTGGTGATGGAACAACTAATTGGAAAGAATTGAAATATATTGCTAGTGAAAATGATATAGTTGTTCAAAATAAAAGTATTGAAACAGTAGAAAAATTACCCCCAGAGGGTGATGCTTCATTCTTCTACAAAGTTAAATCAACATCATTAATCTATTTTTGGGATAATGATAAATTTATTGCTATCAACGAAAAGCAAGAAATTCCAGACCCAGAACCTCAAATTGATAATATAATTGTTGCTGACACAAAAGATGGCTTCCCAGCTAACGGCGAAAATAATAAATTATACAAATCCTTAGATGATTAGTTAATTTATAGCTGGAACTCACAAAATAATAATTATGAAAAAATAAAAGCAGAAACAGTATCTCAAATTAATAATATTAAATTAATTAGCACTAAAGCAGAATTACCGGATGAAGGTAATCCAATTATGCTCTATAAGGTAGCTGATACTGATTTACTTTACACTTGGAATCAATAGACCAGAACTTATTAGGCAATTAATGAAAATACTGGTGAAACTCCAATAGTAGAAGGTAAAGAGAACATAGCAGTTATAGATACCATCGCCAATTTACCTACTGAAAAAGTTGAAGATGTATTATATAAAGTAAAAGAAAATCAAAAATTTTATTACTGGAATGACACTAAAGCCGCTTATGAAATTCTTAATGAAACTCAATAGGCCGTTGAGGGTAAGAGTAATATTCTTGTAGTGAATAAATTTGATGAATTGCCTGAGACCGGCGAAGCTGATGTGCTGTATAAGGTCATCGCGGATTAGGCTCTATATAATTATAATACTTTGACCAAGGCCTATGAAAAATTAGGGCAAGCGGGTGGCGGCACTATTGAAGAAGGATATAACATTACTCTCCAATCTGCAATTGACCGAATCTTTGCCACACTTGAAGGCGATACAATAGAATTAAAATTCCGCTATTCGTCTATAGACCAAGATGGTCTTAATGATGGTCCTGGCATCGGCACTCTCATTGTCAATGATGTAAAGAAAACAACTATTGCAGTTGCACAAAAGCTACAAACATTTGATATTACTAAATACTTAGTTCTTGGTGACAATGATGTTTAGTTAGTCGTTGAAAATTCTGATGGCAAACAAAAAACATTGACTTATTCAATTAGTGTTATTAACTTATCATTAACTACTAATTTTAAATCAATGGATATTTACACTAGTGATACGAGTTTTGCATTTGTTATCATTGGTTCAGGCACTAAGACTTTACATTATTTAATGGATGGCAATGAATTATATAACGAAGAAATAACTAGTACTAATAAATTGGCTTATAGTTATAAGATTCCTATGTAGACAGCCGGCGCCCACTTATTTACTTGCTATGCCACAATGGAAACTAATAATATGTCTATTCAATCTAATACTCTTACTCTTGGTATGATGTATGTGACTGACGAAATGGTTGATACACATATTCTTTCTACATTCCAGTAGACAGAATCAACTCAAGGCGAAATCATTACTATTCCTTATATGGTTTATAATCCATTCCTTGAGACTACTAATGTAAAATTAGAAATTATTAATCCTGATAATTCAATTTATTTTACAAAAGAAATTATTGTAAATCAAACTACTCAAAACTGGGTTATCCAAGATTATCCCGCCGGACAAATTATTTTCCGTATTACAGCAAGTAGTGATTCAGGCACTGACGCCATTAAAGAATTCCATATGACTATTCACGAATCTACTTTTAATTTATCAGTCATTAAAGACAATCTTGCATTAGAATTTACAGCTAATGGACGTAGTAATGCTGAAAAGAATCCTGCACAATGGAACTATAATGATATAGATGCTTCTTTTGAACGTTTTGTATGGTCTGGCGCAGATGGCTGGGTAGAGAGCGATGCTGGTGAAACAGTATTAAGATTCTTACCAAAAGATAAGATGGTAATCCCATTCTATCCATTCGCAACTGACAAACGCTCCAATGGTTATACAATGGAATTTGAATTAAGTAGTCATAATGTAAATGATTATGATTCAGTCATTGTATCTTGTGTTAATGAAGGTCGCGGTTTTGTGATTAAATCCCAATCTATCATTTTTAAATCAGAGCAATCCAAAGAAATTGTTATGATGTTTAAAGAAGATGAACGTGTTAGAATTACAGTAGTTGTAGAGCCGCAAACCTTAAATCGTTTCATTTATATGTATGTAAATGGCATTATTTGTGCGGTTGAACAGTATCCTGAAAATGATAATTTTAAACAATCAACTCCATAGCCTATTACTATTGGTTCTGATACTTGTGGACTTGACTTATATAAGATGCGTTTCTATAACCGTAATCTTACAATGTCTGAATAGTTAAATAACTATATCTGTGACCGTTCTACTAATGGCGAAAGATTAGAAATTGAAGAGCGCAATCACATTTATGATATATCCGGCAATCTTACAATTGGTTCATTACCTAAGTCTATTCCTTACTTAGTAATGCAATGTGAAGAATTACCATAGTATAAGGGCGATAAAAAGAAAAATAAATCTGTTTATTTCGTAGATAATTTACATCCTGAACGTAATTTCACAGCCACTGGATGTCAATTTAATGTTCAAGGTACATCTTCAGCGGTTTATCCTATTAAGAATTTTAAAGTATCTTTTAAGAAAGGTATTACTTATTCTAATGGCGATACAGCAAAAGGATTCCCAATTGAAGACGGCGATTTACTTGCCGCGACATTATGCTTAAAAGCTGACTATGCTTCTTCTGAACACGCAAATAATACAGTTCTTGTAGATTATTATGATACTCTTGTTCGTGATATTTTTAAAACTCCGCCCCAAAAGACAAATGATAAAATAAGAACGGGCATTAAGGGCGTTCCTATTGTTGTTTTCTGGGAAAATACAGAAACCGGCGAAGTAAAATTCCAAGGTATGTATAATATGAATAACGATAAGAGCAATGAAAATGTTTTCGGTTTTGATAGTGAATTATATCCTCACCTTGAAAGTTGGGAATTCTCAAATAATACCTCTGATAGAACGTTATTTAAAAAGAGTGAATTTGAAGAAACATACGTAGACGCCGAAACAGGTACAGTAACTCCAGCTTGGATGGCTGACTTCGAGGCCCGTTATCCTGATTTAGATGAACCTTATAGTGATTATACACAATTTAAGCGTGTGGCTGATTGGATTGTTTCTACTGATAGACGTTAGGCTACCGGTGAAGCCTTAAGTGCTCCTGTCACTTATGGCGGAACTACTTATAATAATGATACAGAAGAATACCGTCTTGATAAATTTAAATATGAAATTGATGATTATCTTATTAAAGATGATTTTATTTTCTATTATATCTTTACTGAAGTATTCTTAATGATTGATAGCCGTGCAAAGAATATGTTCTTCACTACCTTTGACGGCACTCATTGGTTTTTACTTCCTTATGACTTTGATACCGCTAATGGTATGTAATAATGCCTGTTAAACCTTTTCCGTCTCATCAACGGGGTATATATTTAATATATGCTAACGGTGAAACTTGACCATGTAAAGATGAAGGCAATACCGTGGGAAATTAATTTAAATTATTTCAACAAAAAAAATTTTAAGAAAGGAGGAAGTTAAATGATAGGATTAATATATAAAGTAACTAATAAACAAAATAATAAAATTTATATAGGTTAGACTATTAATACTTTAAACCGTAGACGTTCTAGCCATTATACTGCAACAAAACGTCATTATGGCAATTCAGTTTTTCATAAAACTTTAGAAAAGTATCCTAAAGATAATTTTATTTGGGAAATCATAGAGACAATAAAAACTAATGATAAACAAGAATTATAGAATAAATTAAATGAGCGAGAATGTTATTATATAAAATTCTATGATTCTAATAATTTAGACAAAGGATATAATCTAACATCAGGTGGAGATAGCCATCAAGAACAATCTAAAGCTTATTGGAACAATCCTGAACGAAGTGGTGAAAGACGTCAAAAATTAAGTTAGAGCATGACAGAATATTGGGCTGATAAATCACATATAGAATAGCATACTGAATGGATGAATAATTTTTATAAAACTCCTATAGGCCAAGAACAAGCTAAACGACATGGTGATTTTATGAAAAACTATTATAATGGTCCTAATGCTAGAAAAAATAAAGCAAAAACAGCACATTATTTTGTAAAAGCAATATCTCCAAATAACGAAGAAATGATATTTATTTCATCTAAAGAACCTAATTTATATTTTAATAAAGATATATGTTTAAGAAGTAATTTACATTAGGCTGGAGATACTTGGATACCTACTAAACGATCTTTCTTATATGGTTGGAAATTTGAAGCAATTCCTAAATTTGAAATAATTTAAATTATAAACCTGTAACGACTATCTCCGGATCGGGAGAGTAAAGCTATTATTGATACATAGCTTGAAATGGGTTTTGCGGATTTAAAAAAATCCGTTAAGATATAGTCTGTTCCATTAGAAATAGTGGATTAAACGATTAATAATGAAGGCGCTCTTGTCTTCGACTATGACCTTGAAGATACTGATAAAGTAAATAATGAAGATGTATTTAATGGCTAGCAAAGCACATTATGGTTAAATATTCGTGATGCTTTTAAATCTGAAATTTATGCTATGTATGATAAACTTCGTATAGCAGGTAAGTTCTCTTATGAAGCTATTAACACAAAAATGAATGAACATCAAAGTAAATGCTGGCCTGAAGCTCTTTGGAATGAAGATGCTAAATTAAAATACTTAGATGTATATTTAACTGATGGCGAAGAATACTTTGATATGTGCCAAGGTAATAAGCGTACTTAGCGTGAATGGTGGTTATATAATACATTTAAATACCGCGATTCTAAGTATCGCACTGGCGACGCCCAAAAGATGACAGCAAGTTTCCGTGCATATTCTCCAGAAGATATCACAGTAACTCCTTATCAACATCTATGGCCCCGCGTTGATTTTACTGATTCTTATCCAGTCACTCAGCGTAGTAAACGCAATACACCTAACTTATTAAAATGCCCAATTGATACGGCATCTGACACTGAAATCTTTATTCGCTCTTCTGATAGAATTTCTAGCTTCGGTGATTTAAGTAATTTCAAACCTGATACTGTTAAATTTAGTTCGGCTACTAAATTAAGAGAAGTTATTCTTGGCAGTAGTGCAGATGGATATACTAATCATAAATTAACAAGTGTAGAACTTGGTAATAATAGATTATTAGATTATTTAAATGTTGAAAATTGTATAAATCTAGTTAAAGCAATTGATTTAAGTAATTGTGTAAACCTTGAAACTGTAAAAGCAAAAGGTTCTTCTTTAACGAGTTTACAATTCCCAATGGGCGGACATTTAACCAATCTAGAATTACCTGGGACATTTACGAACTTAACAATTCGTAATTAGCATGGTATTTAGAATTTCTCTATGGAAAGTTATGATAGTCTCAATACCTTATGGATTGATGATACTCCTAACATTCCCATTGAAAATATTCTATTAAATAGTCCTAAACTTGATCGTGTGCGTTTAGTTAATCTTACTTGGTCTGTCACCAATGAAGATATTTTAAAGATTATTTTTAATAAACTAAAATCTTGCGGCGGTATAGATGCCAATGGTAATAATACTGAAACCGCGGTTGTCACTGGTTATATTGAAATTAATGAAATTAGTGATGATTTCCTTGAAGAACTTAATGAAACATTTAAGGAATTAATTGTTATTGTTAATGGTAAAACACGCTTCTTCTTACGTTATGTAAACTGGAATAATGATTTACTTTATAAATATGCAATTTCTCAAGGAGATAATGCTATAGATCCAATAGCAACAGGATTAATTGAAACACCTACTCACGAAGGCACTGAGGATACTCATTACATCTATCGTGAATTAAGTAATCTATAGAGCAATATTCAAGGACCACTTACAATGGTTGCCCTTTATGATACATATTATAGAGTTCAATTTGTAGATGGCGATAATAAAGTAGTTAATACATAGTGGATTATCAAAGGTGGCGCAGCCGTTGATCCGGTTGCTAATAAAACTATCAAGATTCCTACTAAGACATCTGATGCATAGTATGATTATACTTATGCTGATTGGAAAGATACCTTTGATAAAATTACAGCTCCTAAAACAGTTGAGCCTGAATTCTCCGAAGAGCTGAGAAGTTATCCTGTATATTTTTACAATGATAGTGAATTACTTTATGAAACTAGAGTTTATTACGGTAATTATGCTAGTTATAATGGCAATGAAGAAGATATTAAAAAGAAAGTCGGCGGCGAACCTTCTGATTACTATGAGTTTGCCTCTTGGTCTCCATCACTTGATGAACCTATTAAGACTACTACATTCTTCTATGCACAGTATGTATTTAATGGATATATTGAAGATAGCTGGACTACTATCGCGGCGAATGTTGCAGCCGGTAATCTAAGTGATTATGGTTATGGCGGCAAAAAGAAATAGACTATCACTTATGTAAACTATGGTAAAACCTATACTGATGAAGCTGAATTTGAAATCATAGGTAAGAATCACGATGAATTAGAAACTACTAGTGTAGGGTATAACAATAATTCTACTACTGCTGGATTAACATTTAAAGTAGTTTTATCATTATCTCGTGCTTTGAACCGTTCTCCAAAAGATAATGGATAGGATAGCGCACTTAATGTAGGCGGCTGGGAAATGTGTGATTTACGCTCTTGGTTGAATGATAATTTCTTAAACGCTCTCCCTGATGAATTAAAGAAAAATATTAAATCAATTAAGCGTTTAAGCGATCCTGGCTATGCTCCTATTTAGAGTGGTTTAATTACTACTTATGATAAAGTAGCTATTCCTTCCTTAATTGAGTTAGGAATTGCTAATAGTGCAACAACTGTTGGTTAGGGTACACCTTATGTAATGTTTACTGATAATTATAGCCGTATAATTACTCCTCCTAATGTATATTGGACTCGTTCCGCTCATAAGGAAGTACATTCGTGGTGCGGCATTGATATGCAAGGTTATATGACTTCAATTGGTGGCGGTAGCGCAAACCAAGTTGTTATTCTAATTTGTATTTAAGGAGGACAAATAATGTATAAAATATTACATAATAATCAAATTATTGATGTAATGGAAGATATACGATATGTAAAGTGTCTTCCTAAATCTTAGAAATTAATAGCTGTAGATAAAATGCAAGCTAATGGGATAGTGTCTTCGGGAGGAGACACTATTTATCATATTCTCGGTACTAAAAATACATTTAATGATGAAAAATTAAGTGTATAGATAGTAGAAATAGATAAGGAAGAATATGATAAATTAACTACTTAGATTCAAGAAAAAGAAGATTTAAATAATCGTATTGACGAATTAGAAAAGTTAGTTAAAGAATTATATTCTAAAATAAATTAAGTAAAAGCGTTGGACTAATTAGTTTAGTTCAACGCTTTTATTTTTTATATAATTTTAGAATAGAAACATTGAAGGGAGGATACTCTCATTGGAAGATAAACAATTAAAATCTTTAAAAATGCCGGGTCTAGAAGATCGATATGTAGTTTAGCTTACCGTTCAAGAGTTAGAAGAATTAATTTTAAAAGTAAAGCATGAAGGCGGTATAGCTTATAAAGAAGATATTTTTAACGGAGATTATAATAGTCTGAGTAATACTCCTGATTTAACTATCTATGCTAAAAAAACTGATATACCTACTAATTTTATTACTTTAGGCCAATTAGATACTCGTAGTGAAGAAATTAAAAATACTTTAATTGGCACTGATAATGATACTGAAGCATCTAATACAATTAAAGGAGCTGTCAAAGCTGCTCAAAATTTTAGTAATAAAGCGTTATCTGATGCGAAAGAATATGTTAATCAACAAACCACGAGTGATAAATTACCAAAAGCTACTACAGAACAATTTGGTATAGTTAAAGTGGGCCAAGGCCTTAAAATTAGTGCTACCGGTACATTAATAGCAACTGGTGAAGGCGTTGTGGCAGACGCTGTTGAATGGAACAATGTTATTAATAAACCATAGCCTGATGAAATTAAAAGTGATTAGTATTATTTAACTTTAATTGAGACATTAGGTGCTGTCGCTGTATCTAATGATTATAATGATTTAAACAACAAGCCTGATTTAAGTAAATATGCTGAAAAAAGTGCTATTCCAGATTTATATACATTACCAGTAGCAACTACAGAAACACTTGGTGGTGTAAAAATTGATGGTAAAACAATTACAATAAAAGATGGAGTTATAAAAGCACAAGACGCCGGTGCTAAAATCACATGGCGTAAATGGACAGAATAAGTTTGAAATTGATAACTTATTTATAATCTTTACTCTTTTGAAAATAGATGATTGAGAAAGATATTTAATATAGGGAAATAAATATCTTGAACTATTTTCAAAATATTTATTTCCCTATATTTTTGTTTAAGGAGGAAATACCATGGCAAATAAAACATTCCAAGGACGCATTGTTTAGAAACATGATACAAAAGCCAATTGGGATAAAGCAACTAATTTTGTTCCCTTAAAAGGCGAAATTATTATATATGATGATTTAAAGAAAATAAAAATAGGTGATGGAACTACTAAAGTAGGAAATCTAGATTTTATTAATGATTTAGATACTATAAATGAAAAATATTTACCTCTTACTGGCGGTATTATGACCGGTGATATTGATACATCAAATAATAATATTAATAATATTAAATCTTTATCATTTAAAGATAAACTTGGTGAAAATGAAACACCCCTATACACCTATACTATTAATAATACAGGACGTTTAGAGGCTTTAGGCATGGGGCCTGACGGTGATTATACTTTGGTGTTTGATACATATACTAATAATGATCCTGATGCCCTAATAGAACATTTACGTTCTGAAGGAGAAAGTATGCCTATTATTACCTTACGTAATATTGCTGAACCATTAACTCGTTATGATGCAGCCAATAAAAAGTATGTAGATGATTAGATCGCCGCAAATGATCATATAGTAAATAGATTTACATTTGAAGCAACAGCTAATCAATCTACTTTTACTATCCCCTTCGATTTTGATGATAGCAGTGCGCTTACAGTTTACTATAATGGCGTAATGATGAAAGAAACAGACAACTATACAATATCTGGTAAAGATATTATTCTTGTAGATTTTACTGCTGAAGCTGGTGATTATCTCACAGTTATGGGTATCGAAGGTGCGGCAGCAGTTGACTTTGGTGAAGAAGCTACTAATGCTATTAATCAAATGAATGCAGCAAAGACAGATGCAATTAATTCTATTACTACAGTTAAAGATCAAGCCATAGCTGCAGTAGATGATAAAATTGCTTCCTTGCCACAAGATACTTCATAGATAATGTATAAAAATCAAGCAATTACGATGACAGCAGACGGCAAAATTACAATGGACAGTACATACAATCCTGCTGTAGATGATGATATTGCAACTAAAAAATATGTAGATAACCATGTGCCTGATATAGATCCTCCAGTAGGTACAACAACAAACTATGCGATTTATATAGGGTCAACAGCACCGGCATCTGGTACTACGCCGCTTCTATGGATTGATACAACTGCCTCAACTGGCACATTCAAATACCGTACATCTACAACGGGGACTTGGACTGCTGTGCCTGTTGCTTGGAGTTAATAAGGAGATTAATAGATGGAAATAAAAAATAATGAAAAATTATTTGATTCTTTAATCATAAATAAAGTTCCATCTAAAAAAATTTATAATTAGATGATTGAATAGGGATTAGTAAATGATGATGAATTATATATAATTACTGAAAATGAAACTCCCTTTTATAAATACAATATTAAATGTGAAGAAGGGCAATCATTATTTGCTATTCCTTTTGATTTAGAGAATACGGAGACAATTAATATATATTATAACGGTATATTAATGATTAACGATGTTAATTATTAGATACAAGATAAAACAATTAATCTATTAGGTTTTGTAACAGAAGCTAATGATTATATTACTATCATGGGTGCGCAAGGTGCAGTGGCTATCGAAATTTCTGAGGCTACTGTCGCACATGAATTAGTAAAACAAAATGCAATAGATAGTTGTTTTACCTTATCGGCCGATGAACCGGATGATAAAAGAAAATTCTGGTTTGATATAATAAATAAAAAATTAAAATTCTGGAATTAGACAGAATGGGAATCAATTAATTAAAGGAGGTTTTTAAATGTCTAAACCGAAGATTTTAGAATAGATAGATAATGCAGGCGGCGTATTTGTTGCTACTAAAGATACTACTACTTATCAAGAAATTAAAAATGCTTGGGATAGCGGCAAAGATATTATTGTAGTATTTAATTCAGATATTTATATGTTAACTGAAATTCCAACTGGTAGCAATACTTTAAAATTTTATTATAGAGATTTCCGCAATAGAGGTTATTCTACTACGAATACTAAATATCTAACCTTAACTCCTGCTAATGCTTGGTCTTCATCGGCAACAGTCGAATAGCCAGCATAGTTAAGTGGACCAATAACTGGAAATGGTGATACTCCAATTAGTGCGTCAACAAGATATTTACGTCCAATATTAATATCTACTAATGAACCAACAGCCTCTGATGGTAATGTAGGTGATATTTGGATACAATATGAAGGTTAAATAAGGAGTTGATTTAATTTGGCAACATATGATTTAACTTCTACAATTCCAAGTAAAATTAAACCTGGCGATATATTAAATTGTCCTTATAGTGGATCTGCTAAATCAATCGCTCTTCCAAAAGGATAGTATAAATTAGAATGTTGGGGTGCTCAAGGTGGCTATCGTAGTTCAGCTAATTATGGAGGTAAAGGCGGATACTCAGCAGGCACAATTGTTTTGACAGAAAAAACATTAATTTATTTATACTCTGGCGGAGCTGGTAATACTGGTAAAACTAATGGCGGTTTTAATGGCGGTGGTAAAAGATCAGGCTATAATGGCGGTGGCGGTGCATCTGATATTCGTATTGGCACGGATAGTCTATATGCTAGGGTTTTAGTAGCTGGAGGCGGTGGTTCAGATGGAGCTACTTTTAAAACAGGCATGTATGGTGGCGGTGTAACTGGTGGCTCATCATCTGAGAGTTATGGTACTGGTGGCTATGGTGGTACGCAGACAGGCGTGTCTAGCTCATCTTGGCAAACAACTTCACAATCAACATCAACTACAACATAGGCTGGGGCATATTCTGGATTTGGTTTTGGTGGTAATGGTATATATTATTCAAGCGGATATGGTGGAGCTGGTGGCGGAGGCTGGTATGGCGGTTCTGGTACTTATCCTGATGGTTCTGGCGATGATGACAAAGGCGGTGGCGGTGGTTCAGGTTATGTATATACCTCATCTACTGCTTCTAATTATCCTTCTGGATGTTTATTAAATTCACAGTATTATCTTGAAAATGCTACTACCCTAGCAGGTAATACCGCTTTTACTTCTCCAACAGGAACAAGCGAAACAGGACATACTGGAGATGGCTATATTCGTATTACAGTTATTGAAGTAAATAGTGGCAATATTTTCTTTAAAGACAGTAATGGAACTTGGTTAGAACAAAAACAAATATTTGTAAATACTGGGGCTAGTAGCATTATTCCTAGTGAGTTGGTTGAATTAGAATACATTCAAAGTAGCGGTAATTAGTATATTAATACTGGTATAATTCCTGATGGTAATACTAGAGTAGAATGTAAATTTGTGCCTTTAAACACTGGAACTTAGGCAATATTCTGCGGCGGTCGAACAGCTGTTTCTGGGACAAATGCCTATACTAATACTATGTTTTATATTGGTTAGGCGATAAGACGTGACTATTTTGGCGCTAGTAAAACAAGTACCTCTACTTACGCTAGTGGGACTACTATGACAATTGATGCTAATAAAAATGCTGTAACTATCAATGATAGTACAACTGAAATTACTAACTTTACATTAAGTAGTGCTACTGGCCAAATGCCTATTTTATTATTATGTTCTGCAATGTATAATACTTCTACCTCTACAATAACTAATTTAAATAATTATGCTAAATTTAAAGTATATTATTATAAAATTTATAATAATGGTACATTGGTTCGAGACTTAATTCCTGCTAAGAGATTAAAAGATAATATATGCGGTTTATGGGATAAAGTTAATTATAAATTTTATACTGATGAAAATGGTAATAACTTTACTGCAGGTTCTGAAAAATCTGCTATTGCTTCTCCGGGAACTGCTATTGAGTATATAGAAAGTAGCGGCACTTAGTATATTAATACAAATATTTTAGGACAAGATATTAGTAAAGTGAATGTTGATTTTTAGTTTACTTCAGTTCCTTCTGGAGCAGAAGCTTAGATTGCCGCAATATATGTATCATCCACAGTATATTTTTAGATAGGATGGAGTGGTTCAAGTTTTATGCGTACTTCAGAATATACTTATTCTTAGACAGCTAACTCATTAGCTAGAACATAGGCCGAAGGTACGCCTACCGGACGACCAAATTATACTTTATGGCTATTCGGATAGAATGAAACAAGAACTTTAAAGCATCCAGCTTCAGCAAAGATATATTCTTGTAAAATATATGATAATAATAATACTCTAGTACGTGATTTTATTCCTATTAAAACTACAACTAATATTTATGGCTTATGGGATAAAGTAAATAAAGTATTTTATTCTAATGTCGGAACAGGTACTTTTACTGGCGGGTCTACTGTTACTTTATCTGGGTGGCATCTGGCGAAAACAATGTGGGTAAAAACTACGTCTGATGCTTGGACTCAAGTGTTATAAAATTTGATTTTTAAAAAATTATTTTATATAATATAAATGTAAATAAGAAATGAATTTTTATTTACAGCATTTAACTCACCCCCCCCCCTTTCTTAAATAGGACATAATAATTTAATTATTATGTCCTATTTTTTATTTATATAAGAAAATAAAAATAAAATAGGAAGGAGAAAAGTAAATGGCAATAAATTCAGATACTTCTCTTAATGAATTAGTTATACATTAGGTTCCTTCTAAAACCTTATATAAAACATTAAAAGAAAATGGCTCCATTGGTGAACAGACAATATGTGTTATTAATGGAGAACAAGAACAACGTTTATATAAAGATGAAGTAAATCAAATGGCCGAAGGCGGCAAAATACAAATGGCTTCATCTTATACTCCAACAGCAGATAACGATGTATGCACAAAAAAATATGCTGATAGCATTAATCCAACCATCACCCCTACTGTTGGTTTTGATTTAACCAGCCAAATTTACATTGGTTCAACTGATCCCGGCTCTAATGCCGCCGCACTTATATGGGTAGACACTTCTTCATCTGGTACATTAAAATATCGTATTTCAAAAACTGACAGTTGGAAAATTATTCCTGTTGCTTGGAGTTGACATTATGAAAAAAATATTATATACTAAATTAAAGGAGATGAAATAATGGCAGAAGATAAACAATATGGTTCAGGATCTATAGTTGATATAGACCGATTAGTTAAATTAAAAGCAAAAGTAAAAGCTGAATGTCTACGTCGTAAATATACTGGCTCAGTCGAGGCTTATGGCGGAACAGTATATGACTTTTCTAGCGATCCTACTACAAACGCGGTTGTAAAAGCGGAATATTATAATAAAAATGCCACTCCTTTAAATGCAATTAACTATAATAATATCCCTAAAGCTAAAGTGTTAGCTAATGATAATGTCATATTAAATGATGAAATATATAATATGGATTATCAAGTTAGTACATGGATGACTACTGATAAGACCAATAAAAATCATACTGACTGTGCAGTAAGTTGTACTGGTTTATGTTTAAGTTGTACTGGGTCTTGTACTTCTGGATGCTCTAACACATGCCGTGCGAATTGTGCGAATGACTGTACTGGCGTGTGCGGCGATGGATGTACTAATGCTTGCCGTGGATGTGGTAGTGGCTGTTCGGGCAGTTGCTATGGCGATTGCGATGGCGGCTGTAAAGGCACTTGTACTATTACTTGTGGATATAATGGATGTGTAGGCAATTGTTATAGTTCATGTTCCAATGGTTGTTCAGGCGATGGCACTGCGGCATCAAATCCTGGATGCCGTAGTTGTGGAACAGGTAGTTGTAAAGATGCCTGTACTGCAGGAAGTGCTAGTTCAAGCGTTGGTAGCGGTACAGCTTGGTCAAGTTCTAGCAATACTTAAAAGGAATAATTTATGGATGAATTTAAATATAATATTTATTTTACACAATTGTTAATAAATATAAAAAATAATGAAGATATTACATAGTTATGTAAAAATATAGATAAAGAATTAAATAAAACAATGCCTGAATGCAAATTAGTATTTTTATCCTAGTTTACTAATAATACAATTAAATTATTTAAATTTAATGAAATTTCATAGGTTAATACTTATATTGGATAGCTATAGGAGTGGTTAGAACAATTTACTTGTTTATAGTCTTTAATTGATATTCATTATTATGCTCTTATGATACAATACATTATTATTACACGAATATATTTTCCTGAAATGGATTTATGTTTTAAAAATGTATCGCTAAATTAGATATTAGATAATATTAATATAATTAAAAGTGATGAAATAAAAATTGTATTTTTAAATTATTGCTTACAATTTCATTTAAATTAGGGAATTAGTATTACCTATAAAGACACTTGTGATAGAATTGTTAAATTACTTGAAGAATTGCTTAATAAAAAAGATAATAAAATAAAATCAGGCGTTTTTAATTTGCCTTTATTAGAAAGTGAATTAGAATAATGAAAATAAAAATTCCAAAAGAACAGAGTGAGTATATAGAAATGCTTACTTATGAAGTACAATGTCATTAGGATTTATTGGCTTTTATGGCTGCCCATGGGATGGATAAAAGCATTTCTCAAAATTACTATGAAAAATATTAGGATTATTATATTGAATTAGCATTAGCCAAAAATCAATTAGAATCTTACTTAAAAACTCAAATTAATGAACCTTTAATTAATTGGTCTTTAAATTTTTTCAGTGCCGAGGTAAGCATAAATGATTAAATTTCGAGAAAATGAAGAATATGGAGATAGTCTAAATAGGTATTTCCATAAAGACCATAACAAGTTTGTTCGAGATATCACATTTCAAATAACTGATAATTGTAATTTATGTTGTTCATATTGTTATTAGCAAAATAAAGGACAACATAAGATGTCTTTTGAAACTGCTAAAAAACTTATTGATAAAATATTAACTAATGATTCATTAATTAATAATTACATTAAAAGTGAAGATGCAATTGGAGTTGTTTTAGAGTTTATTGGTGGAGAACCATTTCTCGAAGTAGATTTAATAGATCAAATCATTGATTATTTTATGGAACAATGCATTATTTTACATCATCCTTGGATTGATAGATTTAGAGTTTCTATTTGTTCTAATGGAGTTTTATATTTTACTCCAAAAGTATAGGAATTTATAAAAAAACATTAGACACATTTATCATTTACAATATCTATTGATGGTAATAAAAAATTACATGATGCTTGCCGCGTTTTCCCCGACGGAACTGGTAGTTATGATTTGGCGATTAAAGCCGCAAAACATTACAGAAAATATTATGATGCAATCTTAAGTAGTAAAATGACATTGTCTACTAATAATATTTATTACACTTTTCCTGCATTAGTAAATTTATGGGAAAATGATTATAATTTTATATATTGTAATTGTGTTTATGAAAAAGGATGGACCGTAGAGCATGCACGAATACTATATGATGAATTAACAAAAGTCGCTGACTATCTTCTAAATAATCATCTAGAAAAAATTAAAGGCACTTCAATATTAAATCTTGATTTAAATCAATAGAAAAACATATCAGACAAAAATTTTTGTGGCGGCGATGGAAACATGCTTGCTATGGATTATAAAGGTGATCTATATCCTTGTTTGCGTTATATGGAGAGCTCAATAGGCCAAAATCAATCACCTTATATCATAGGTAATATTAATAATGGTATTGGATATAACCAGTAGACAAAAGATATGATTGCCGGATTAGATGTAACATATCAATCATAGAGTCCACAAGAATGTATGGATTGCCCAGTATCAAGTGAATGCGGTTGGTGTTCAGCTCTTAATTATCAAGAATTTGGTACTATTAATAAACGTACTACCTATACTTGTTTAATGCATAAGGCACGGGTATTAGCAAATTATTATTATCAAAATAGAATGGGTGGTAATTATCCATTCTTAATCAATAAACAAGATGCTATTGATATAATTGGAGAAGATAAAACTAATTATTTAATGGGGTTAATTAATGGATAATTTTATTTATGGATGTATTGAAGGCTCATATGCTGAAGGTATGTAGACTCCAGACAGTGATTTAGATATTATTGAGATTTATAGTGCCGCAATACATATGGAAAGAGAATTAAAAAAGCTTAATGCCATTGAACTAAATTGGCCTGATGCTTCTCGGCAAATCTTCAGTAGTCAATCTTTTATATATAATCTATTCTATGACTTAAACTGTGAATATTATCGGTGGTTATTTCCTTATAAGTATTTAAGTGATAATGAATTAACTACTTATATTAAAAAATATAATGAAGATATAATAAAAGAAAATCTTCCTTATTTATATCAACGATTAATGTAGGCACATGATACTTATTTACTATTGGCTCAATAGAATAATAATTTTAAATATTATTATAAAGCATTAAATAAATATGTTTTATTAATAGAGTATAAAAAATGTCAAAATTATAAAGAATGTTTATAGTTTAACGATTATAAACAATTTTTATTAGATATAAAATTGGGTAAATATACTCAAAAATAGATATTAAATTTTGATAAAGAGTTTAAAAAATAGATTGATAGTTTTTGGTATATGACTAATAAATCTTGCAATATATATCAATAGACTTTAATTAATTTAACAAATAATACATCAATTTCAAGATTTTATATTTAAGACCATAAAAATTTTTTATGGTCTTAAAATTTTACATTGAAAAAAAAATATTATATACTATATATAGTAAATGAAAGGAGTATAATATGAGTTCAAAATTAAGTTTTACCGATATTAATGCGTGGTATACTTCTTTGAATACTTTACGAAATAAAACTAATATTTCATTAGGATCAGTATCTACTCCTAGCTTAAGTGAACGATAGGTTCGAGCTACTGACATTAATGATTATATTAATAAATTAAATGCTTTACGTACTAATGAATATTTTAGATATGCTGATTGGATAAGCATTAGCACAGTATCTTCTAGCGAATAGATACGTGATATTTTAAAAGAAAATATTAATGGTGAAATTACTAATTTAAATAAAGTATGTGCTGATTATAGTGTTACAACTAGCGATTCAACTTGTAAAACTAGAGATTAGTCTTGCAGCACTTGCGATTATTGCGGTTAGTGTAAAACTGATAGTGCTAGTTGTATTACTAATAGTACTTATACTTGTATTACAGATTGCTCTCGAAGCGGTAATATGTTTAGTACTGCTGTAAAGGAATTTTCAACTAATAATTCAGGCAATTCAACTAATAATGCTGGATTTTCATGTAATACTTTTACTTTTAATACTTGTAGTACTTTTTCTACTTCTCATAAAAACTATAATTTCAGCGTTGTATCAGGTAAAGCAATTATATCTAATTCTAAAACAACTCCAACTTAAAAGGTAAATTAAATGGAACAAAATTTATTTGAAACTTGTGTTTTATATGATGATTCTATATGTAATTTAAAATGTAGATATTGTTATATAGATAAAAATCCTTCACTATTAGAAATTGATAAAATATTGGAAAAAAGTTTTGAAGGAGATTATTATTTTAATTTTAGTAAAAAAATTTTTAAACAAGATAAATTAAAAGAAATTCAAATTTGGGGCGGAGAGCCATCCTTACATTTAGATAGGACATTTAATACTATTAAACAAATGATAGAGTATTATCCTAATTTAAATAAAATTATGTTTTCTTCTAATTTAACTACTTCATGTTTTATGAATTAGCTAACTGGATTAGTAGAATTATTAAATTAGTTTAATAGAGAATTTATTATATAGCTTTAGATGTCTATTGATGGTCCTACATATTTAAATGATATAAATAGAGGAAAAAAAACTACTGAATTATTTACTAAAACTTTTAGTAAAATTGCAAGTAATGCAGATAACCTCTTTCCTATTGGTAAAAATGTTTCTTTAAATTGTTATTTTAAACCTACATTAGATAATTATTCTATTCAGTTATTACAATCTAAAGAAAAAATTATAGAATATTATAAATTTTTTGAAGGATATAAAAAAATAACAGAATAGATAAAAACTCCTAAATTTAATTTTGATTTAGCTATTCCTAACACAGCTTGTCCTTCACCGCATACTAAAGAGGATGGTAAATTATTTGCTAATTTATGCAAACTTATTTATGAAATTTAGGAAGAAAATAAAATAAATAAAATTTTTGATTACTATAATGTAATTATGCCATTTTGTAGAAATTTTCATAAAAAAAATATTCAAAATTATGGCACCTGCGGCACCACTAGAACAGTAATAGGCTTACTTCCTAATGAAATGCTATCAGGATGCCACAATGGTTTTGTTGAATTAATTAGTGATTATAAAAAATATTGCAATGAAGAGACGTCTGAAACCTAGAATAGTACTTTAGATTTTAATTTATTTTTAAATAACTAGCATGATAATAAGATGGTATTTCCTTATCTTAAGTTAGAACAATATCGCCATCAAATGGAAGCGTATTTTAAAACTGATTCTTGTTTTCAGATAATTAATTTAGTATCAGAAATTCAATTATTGGCCTCTAATAATTAGATTGATAAATAGTATCTTGATTTAAATAAAGCTATAGATGGAGCTAATTTTATAGGAACTCATACATCTTATTGCATTAGAGATAATATAGGAACCACAGGTTCTAAAACTCTTTTGCCTGTTGGATTAATAAAATTATTATTAAATGGAGCAAAGGAATACATTGAAAAAGAATATTAAAACTTTTGAAGAAGAACAAAATGATTTATTTCAATCATTAATTAATACTAATTTTTATGATCGTTGGTTAGGTAAAATTTCTTATGATAAAAAAGATATTTATGATACTCCCACTTTAGAATTAACAATTACTTCAGTTTGTAATAAAGCTTGTAAATATTGCTATTTAGTTAAACATGGTGATGAATTATATCCAAAAGAGATATAGGATTAGGATACTATTTTAAATAATATATCTATTTTGTTAGATTATTATTTAGAAAATAAATTTGTATTACCAAGAGTTGATTTATTTAGTGGAGAAATTTGGCATACAGATTTTGGTATTAAAATTTTAGTATTAATTTTAGCAAAAATATAGGCTGGATTAAAAATAAATACAATTATTGTACCTAGTAATTTTACTTTTATTAATTATGATGATAAAGTAGAACAAATTAAAAAAATAATTGCATTATATGCCTAGAATAGATGTAATTTAATATTTTCAGCATCTATTGACGGCAAATTTGGAGAAGATAATACTAGACCTTTTAAAAATAAAAATATTTTAACCGATGAATACTATGATAAATTATTTAAATTTTGTAAAAAATATAATTTTGGTTTTCATCCTATGTTAAGTGCTTATGATATAGATCACTTTAAAAAAAATTTTACATGGTTTATGGATAAATTAACTGAATATAATTTTTTCAAAAAAGATAAACCTTTTGATATTTATAATTATATTATGTTTTTAGAAGTAAGAAATGATAATTGGACTAATGAAAAATTATTATAGTATATTGATTGTTTAAATTATATGATAGATTTTGATACAGATACTATTTATTCTAAAGAAGAACAAGGTATAGAATATTTAGCATCCCGTTTATCAAAAATTTATTATTCTAGTCCTTTACAACATCGTTTTAGTAATTATATAAGTTATTTATCAGACGATTAGGATGGATTACCAGGATGCACTATTTCTTATACACTAATGGTTCGTGCGGGAGATTTATCTATTATTCCATGTCATAGAACCTCTTATCAAAAATTTATTTATGGCAAATATAAAACAGAAAATAATAAAATTATAGGAATAGAAGCGTAGAATCCTATTTTAGCTAATAGAATATGGAATCAAAAAATGAAAGCTAATCCATTCTGTGATAGTTGTTATTTATATAAATATTGTATGAAAGGTTGCTATGGGGCTTAGTATGAAGCAACAGGTGATTTATTTTATCCCGCAGAAACATGTTGCGATTTATTTAAAATAAAAGTTTTATTTTTATATTACAAAAAAGAATGGCTAATAAAAAAATATAATCTAGATTATGAAAAATACTAGAATGAAGAGCAAAATTCTATAATTAATTGTATAAAAACAGAGAATAAGGAGAAATATAATCAATGGATGGAATTTATTCAAAAGAAACTCTCTTAGAGTTATATGAAGATTTAGTATTAAATAATTTATGTGATAATAATTATCCTAAAGTTTCTAAATTATTTATTGATATTTGTGATAATAATTTTGATTTAAAAGATTTTTATAATGATTTTTTAATTTTAAATATTATTAATTTATTAGAAATCAATTCTTCAATGAGTTCAGCTCTTTCTTTGACTCTAAAAGAATGCAAAATTAAAATTACCAGATATTCAAGCTTAAATCTACCTATTATAAAGGATAATTTTACTGAATTAGATGAAAATTATCTAAAATCTTTAGAAAATGAAATTTTTTCAGATAATGATGGAATAGAAATTAAAAAACGTTATATACCTCATAATGGAGAATTTTGTTTACCCACTTATGGCTAGACAGGTACTATAACAGTTATAGGGCAAATGTCAAAATCCCCTAATAAAGAATACCATCAAAAAGTAGAAATTGATCATAAAGGCCGTGTTTTAAGCTTAATTGATGAACCTGAAATTATTGACAAAATTATTAATAATTCTAGCATGAATTACGATGACATTTATAAAACTTTATTAACCTAGGTATTAGAAACTAGTGAAGATAAAGAAAAAAAAGATGAAGTATAAAAATTTTAATAATAATAAAATAAGTTATTTGGGTCTTGGTATGATGCGTCAAGACCCAAATAATCAATTATTATCATAGAAAATAGTAGATTTTGCTATTGAAAGTGGCATTAATTATTTTGAAGGTTGCTATTTTTATTTAAACAATAAATGTGAAAGTATTTTAAGCAATTGTTTACAAAAATATCCTCGCAATTCATATTATTTATGTGATAAATTACCATTAAAAGGAGTGTTTGAAAATTTACATTCTTATAAAGAAATGGAAAAATTATTCCAATAGCAATTAGATAATATGAAAACGACCTATTTTGATTTTTATTTAATACAAGCTATTGATGATTCTTGTATTAATTTATTATAGAAATTTAATTTACTTTCTTATTTATTAAAAAAGAAAAAAGAAGGTATAATTAAATATTTAGGTTTTTCATTTCATGGCACTCCAATAGTATTAGAAACTCTATTAAAATTAAAATGCTGGGATTTAGTACAATTATAGTTAAATTATTATGATTATTATCTTTCTTCTGGACAGCAAAATTATGAATTATGCCAAAAATATAATGTGCCAATTTGGGTGATGGGTGCAAACAAAGGCGGCACACTAATAAAAGATATAAATATAGATATATGTACTAATTATAAAGAATTGCCATATAAATTCTTAAATAATTTAAATTAGATAAATTGTATATTAAGTGGTGCAGACAATTTAGAAGTATTGGCTGAAAATATAATAACAATAAATAGCTTGACAAATTTAACAAAATAGGATATAATAAATATAGAAAAAATATTATAGGAATATAAAGAAAAACATTATATAAATTGTTCCAAGTGTAATTATTGTCAACCTTGTCCGCAAGGAATAAATATCCCATGGTATTTTGAATAGTATAATAATATATTAAAACATGGAACAAATTATAAAAACTTTAAAGAATATATGAATTATAGTCGTAATTCAGATGATTTTTTTAAATGCATTTCTTGCCATAAATGTGAAAAAAAATGTCCTCAACATTTATAGATTCCTTTATTATTTAAAAAAGATTTATTTTAGATGAGGCTTTAAATGTATTATTTTACCTTATGTGATTTTTTTTATAATTATAAAGTAATTAATTATTTTATAAATTTATTAGATTAGCATCCTGAATATTTTATTAATTCTAATATATGTTTTAATTGCTATTAGGGCAGTTATTCTTATTTTTATTTTAATGGAGATTTTAATAATAATAATGGTCCTACTACTTTAACTCCTAATTTTAAAACTAGGGAAAATTTAGATAAAAAACCCATAAGATTTTCTATGTCTAATTTATATATTGAAAATAATGATATATATAATTGTTATTTAAATAGTTTATTAAAAGAATTTGATAGATAGGGTAATTATATAGAAGTTAGTAATTTAGATTTTTTGAATTATATTAAATCTAATTTTACATATAATTATATACTATCAAAAAACATTTTTTTCACTCTTTCTTCAGAAATAAATAATATAAATCAAATATTAGGAGAAAATAAAGATATTTTTTCTTTAATTCAATTACCTGATAATTATCCTTTAGATAAAATTAAGGGATTAAATAATAAAAAATTATTAGAAGTTACAATTAATCCTAATTGTATTAATTGTAAAAACTATAATGCTTGTTGGTTAAAAGAATTTGAGTATTAGATTAATTATTCTAATAAATCTAATTTTTGTAATTGCGAGAAGTACAATGAAAATACTGTTACTATAAAAGAATTAGAAAATTATTCTAAATTAGGAATAAATCATTTTATAATAAAATCTAATCCACAACATAGTGCTGAAAATTATTTAATATTTTTAATAAATTATTTTATTAAAGATGAATTTAAATATGATGTTTTAAAAAAATGGAGAAACTATGATTAATTATATAATTCCAGGATTGTATGAACATTTTGAATTTAATAAAGCATTCATTCGTTATTTAAAAGATAACCCAAAAGAATAGATAGAGAATACAACTATAAGTGCAGCTTTTGGTAATTTTCAATTTTGTATTTGGGATGGCGGCAGAATATTTGGTGAATATAAGCAAAATACATTGGAAGAAATAGATAATATTTTTTCTTATTATACTAATCAAGGTATTACTAGTCGTTTAATTTTTACAAATAATTAGCTTAAAGAACAAGATTATTATGATAGATTTTGTAATTTGATTCTTACTATTGGATAGGATTATAATGTAGAAATTGTATTAGCTGATGATAATTTAAGAGAATATATTCATAGTAAATATCCTAGTTATCAATTTATTTCTTCTACAACTAAATGTATTACTAATTTTGATAAGTTAAAAGAAGAAATTAATAATCCTAATTATAAAATGGTTTGTTTAGATTATAATTTAAATCATAACAAAAAATTACTAGATTTTTCTCCAGAAGAGAAAGAAAAAACAGAATTTCTATGTAATGCTATATGCCCGCCGGCCTGCCCCTATCGTAAGGAACATTATAAATTAAATAGTTTATTTGGCTTAACTTATGGGATGCCTTATACTATGTAGAATTGTTCTATTAAAAAAAATACTCTTAGTTTAGAACAAAAAAATAGCATAAATAATATACCTGTAAATTTAATACAAGATTTTTATGAGCCTAATGGATTTAAATATTTTAAATTAGAAGGCCGAACTTTATCTTATTTAGAAAATCTTTGTAATTATGCTAATTACTTTATTAAACCAGAATATCAGCAACAATTTTTAGTGGATTTTGATAGATTTTATTATAAAATTTGAAAAATTAAAAAAAATTTTATATAATATATATAGAAATTGAGGGAAAAATAAATTCCCTCTTAAATGCCGGAGTAGTTCAATGGCAAAACCGTAGATTTGTAATCTTCAGTTGTCAGTTCGATTCTGACCTTCGGCTCCATTAGCCAAGATTAGATAGTTAATAAAACCGTTTCTAGTTAATAGACTCTAGATGGCCGGGACTCAAAACTGCTGGCAATTCTAATCTTGGCTGTTTTCTTTTATTTGAAAAATTTAAAAAAATAATATATAATATATATACAAAATGATTGAAAATTACATTTTCAATTAAATAAATGAGAAAAAGGTGTTAAAAGTTATGGAATATTCTCTGGATAAGTACAAGTACTTTATTCCTACTAAGGCAGATGGCACGCCGTATAAGGTTGTTGCAGTTTCTACTTATGCTGGTAGGACTGTACGCGGTGTAGCTAAATGTGATCCGAAGGATACTTTCGATATTGAAAAGGGTAAGCAGCTTGCCGCAGCTCGTTGTCAGGCAAAGGTTAGTTCCCAGCGTCTGAAGCGTGCGACTAAGAAGCTTGATGAAGCTCTTCTGGCTCTTGAGAAGGCACAGCAGTATTATGATAATATGTCTGTGTATTTTAATGATAGTGCTAGAGACAAGGAAATGTATGATAGTGTAGCTGAAAAGCTCGCTAAGGAAATGTAATAATTCGGGGAGCTAAGCTCCCCTCATATATCCGGATGTGGCGAAGTTTGGTATCGCGCTTGATTTGGAAAGCAAATTTATTAAATAATTATATTAATGAATTATACTCAATCTATTGGTAATATTGTAGAATTACAATGTTTATCTAAATTTACTGAATTAGGTTATGAAGTTTCTATTCCTTATGGAAATGGAGCTAAATATGATTTCATTGCAGATATTAATGGAAAATTATTAAGGATTCAATGTAAATCATGTGTTCATCCTAGAAAAAAAGATAGTATTGAAAATAGTTATGATTTTTCAGCTATTCAAATTACAACATCATCTCAAACAACCAATACAAAAAAAACAACTCGACATAGTTATTCTATAGAAGATATAGATTATTTTGCTACTTATTATAATAATAAAGTTTATTTAATTCCCGTAGAAGAATGTTCTTCTAGTAAAACTTTACGATTTGCTCCTCCTCAAAACGGAACAAATAATTATAATAAAGCTGAAGATTATGAAATAGAAAAAATTATTCCTCAATCTCAAAATTTTTTAAATTCTAAAAAAGAATTTGAAGAAAGAATGAAATTAAGAATAGAAGAAACTAATAAAAATAAATAGAAATTTAAAGAAAATTTTTATTGTTCTATCTGTGGGATATAGATTACAAAAAATTCTAAAAATGGATTATGTCCAAACTGTTATAGTATAACTACTAGAAAAGTAGGTAGACCAGACAGAGAGGAGTCAAAAAAAATGATTAGAGAAGAAAGTTTTGTAAGTATTGGTAAAATGTATAATGTTAGTGATAATGCTATCCGTAAATGGTGTAAATCTATGAATTTGCCTTTTAAAAAAACAGAAATTAATAAATATTCTGATATAGATTGGGGTAATATTTAATAAACATTGTTCTCTGGATCAAGACGCCGCAGGTTCAAATCCTGTCATCCGGACCATCCCTTTTGCTAGTAAGTGGTCGGGGTTAAACAACTAGCTTATGTTCATATTCATATTACCTACGTGGTATATGGATTTCATAGCATTAAAGACACACGCAGCAAATATTAGATAAAATCTATGTGTTATTGGTTCAAGTCCAATATTATCTCTGTTTAAGATAATTCGTCCAAATGGTAGGGCAATAGCTAATTTATTTAACGTGTCTTGTAAATTTGAAAATTTAAAAAAAATATCATATAATATATAAGTAATCAATAAGAAATTATTAATTACTTATAAAATACTGGTGTCGCCAAGCGGTAAGGCACAGGACTTTGACTCCTGTATTCGTTGGTTCAAATCCAGCCACCAGTGCCAATATGGGAGAATATTCCGTAGAAGGTAGCGGGCTTGACTGTAAATCAAGTGCCCAACGGCTCGGTTGGTTCGATCCCAACTTCTCCCACCACTTAAAATAAAATTTGAAAATTTAAAAAAAATATTGTATAATATATATACAATAAATGAACTTTTAAAATACTAACCTCTATGAGGTTCGTAGAACCGAGTAAAATAATAATTTAATTACGGTTATAGTACAACTCAGTGTAGACTTAACACCATAAGGCTGAGAAATCGACCCACACTGCGGTGATTGTAGAGTGAGATATTCAAAGGATACTTTGAAATATTTCTAAATCTTTTGTAGTGATACATTAGGTTCACGTATCGAAGGATGCGGCTACGGGGAGATTGTGCTGGTGTAATCGCATTTAAGGTCCTGTTCTTTTCGCTCTCATAATAGAAAGCGTTGTTAACAGCAATGCCGAATCCTTGTTAGGGTAAGACTGGTAATCTTGCCAAACCAAGGAAATACCAATAAGAGAGTTGGCAATTGATGTGGCGTAATCCACTATAAGAAAAGGTCAAGGGTCAAGTAGCCGAAATTTGCCAAGACAGTAATGATGAATTAATAAATGAAATTATCAAATTCTATCTGAATGGTCGGTGAAAGATAGAGGTAATCAATCCTCTGTAAGATTTAGCTTAGGCTGGGGCAAGAAGTTATGAAGTCGCTATTCATAGCTCAGACTTGTCTCCTTACTTACCTAATAAAATGAAGATTACTAACCAGTAGGGCGAAGGTCCGTAGTATAATTGTAATTAAGTTATTATTTAATAACTTACGATTTCCTTTCCTGTTAAAATAAATCAGTTAATGATTTGTTGAAAATGAATTATGTAGATGCTAATATAGGCGGTGGCTCGCACATTAATCCCATTGGGTAGCCAATCCCACATCGTTAGGGACCTCTGCGGAACCTGCTCCTATGGCTGTAGGGTTCTTGCATAATCTAATTGAATAAGGCTTTACTCACCTGTTGTCCGGTGAAATGATATATCTGGAAACCGTACTGATACGTATCAGATATTTGATTAGCGCCCTAGTCTTGGTTAACTAGGTAGTGGAACAATTCACTAAACCAGCCAGCTCTCCACTCTAAATAAACTGAATAGGGATGTTTGTAGCTCACATACCAAAAAGCTATTATCAAGTCCGCCTTCGATTAAAAGATCCTTGATAATTTCTCATATAAACGCGGGAAAATGAGACGTGTTGGACTACGAGAAGGACATATAATAGGTAGTTCTAGTATATGTGTTTTTATTAAAATGAAAATCCTATTATTAAAGACTGTTTGTTTATTTCCTATTTGATAAATATTACAAGTTTAGTAATAGGTCAAAAATTTAATATATTCCAATAGCAGTAGATGAGGTAAGCTGAGAGTGAGGCGCGGGTAGGCATAGAGGCGACCCAAGTGGTTAGCGGCTATGGGGTAGTTTATTTCTATTGGATATATTAATTTTTGTAAATACATTCTACTGAGTAATTTGAAAATTAAAAAATTATTTAGTATAATATATTTACAAAATAAAGACAGTTTACAGCAAATTTTATTAAAGATAATTATATGTTTTTGGTACATAAGAAATAACTTTATTAGACTGTCTTGTAATTATATAATTGCCGGGGTCGTTCAATCGGCAGGACCGGGGATTCTAAATCCCTATATTAGAGTTCAAATCTCTACCCCGGAGCCATATTATAAAAAGGGGAGGATTAAATTGGTTTAGGGACATATTTATGTAATTACTAATAAAGTTAATGGCAAACAATATGTAGGCCAAACAAGTCGTAATATTGATACTCGTTTTGAAGAACATTGCTACGATGATAGAAGTAATTCGGCTATTCATAAAGCCATTAAAAAATATGGAATAAATAGTTTTGAATTAAAAGAACTTGAATCAGTGGATTTATCCCTATTAGATGATAAAGAAAAATATTGGATAGAAAAATTAGATACTTATAAAAATGGATATAATTGTAATGTCGGAGGAGATCAAAGTTTAAATAACTATAAACAAGTATTAATTGTTGAAAATGGAATGATAATTGATTCTTGCGAATATTTAGGCAGAGAAATATCATCTATTACAGACTGGTCTTTTAGATATATTGTTGATAAAATTCGTAATGTTATTGATACTGATAAAACTTTTTGTAATTATCATTTAAAAACTATTCAAGCTTATAAATCTCAATTAACTGATATTGTTGATTTAGAAAATTGGATAAAAAAATTAAATATTCAATATCAAGGTCAACATTATTATTGTTTAGAATTAGATAAAGAATTTGATACTTTAGGAGAAATGGCTCGTTATTTAAAGGATAATGGGTATTATAAAGGTCATTCAGAAACCATTCAAGGAGTTATTAGTGCTTTAAGTTTAAATCTCAAAAAAGAAGAAAAAAATGAGCTTTTTAGTAATCTTTCTTTTTATAGAGCACCTGGTTCTACTAAACAAAAAGGATCACAGACTCCTTTTCAAGCAAAAAAAATCTATTGTCCTGAATTAAATTTACATTTTGATTCAGGAGTCGAAGCCGGAAAATATTTATTGGATAATAAAATTTGGACAGGAATCAAGTTAAAAACAGCTAAATTAAGAATTAGTGATGTTTTAAATGGAATTTTTCCAAATTATAAAAATTTAACTTTTCAATACGATTAACATATAAGACTCATGCAGCAAATTTACTTTTGAAAGTTCACCTAAAATGAATTACTTGTTTTTCAAAATTGAGTCTTGATTTAAATTTAATATAGCTTATTTGCTGGAGTGGTGGAATGGTAGACACAAGGGACTTAAAATCCCTCGGTAGCAATACTGTACGGGTTCGAGTCCCGTCTCCAGCACCAAATATATCCAGAATTAGTTTAATGGTAAAACTGGTGATTTCCAATCATCTGTTGGGAGTTCGATTCTCCTATTCTGGTCCACTAAGATTCTAATATTGTCATCCTCCTTTTGTTTGTTTGGTGTTTCTTTGGAAAAAGATGGGTAAGTTCTAATAATGAGCTTACCCATCTTTTTATTATTAGAAGAAGTATAAAAAGATAAAACGGAGGAGTGAATATATGAATAGATATATTGTTGTAAATACTAAAGCTAAAAACTCTGCTGTTTGGGAAACTATTGGAGATAATTACACTCCTTCTAAGGGAGAAGTATGTATTATAGTTCCTCCAAGTGATAAAATAGATACTACTAAAGAACCCACGTCAACAGATACAACAAACTCTAATATTATATATACAACAGATGATAATGGAAATTTAACTCTCCATACTGAAACTGCTGATAGAAATAAAGTAGCTCCAATAGCAATTAAAATAGGCGATGGTTCTACAATATTTAGAAATTTACCGACTTTAACCAGCGGTAATGTTTAGGGAGATTGGACTACAGCCGATCCGGCAGATCCAAGTTATATTCATAATAAACCTATTATGAATGATGATTTATTCCAATAGAGTGAAGAAAAAACTTTATTAATTCCTTCATCAAGTATTTATGATGAAAAAAATCAATTAATAACTGTAGGTTTATTAGATTTATTTAATATTACTTATGCCGATAAACCTCAAACAAGTGATAATACTCTTACAAATGCCGAAAAGGCTTCTTTAATTTATATCATTACAGCTGGTTCCTATGATTTAAAGGATAAGACAAATTTAAATACTAAAGTATTTACTGAAAATATTCAAAATAGAGTTAATGTTATAACTAAATTAAGAAATTATTGTGATATTAATTCTGATATATCAATTTCTGAAGAAAATTTTGTGTATGTGTCAAATTTATTACAAAATGGAACTGCGGAAATTGAATTAAATAAAAAAGAATTATTATTAACAGAGCTAAATAAATTAATTACTCTTGAGAATATTGTTCCTATAATAAATATAACAGTTAAAGATTAGACTAATATAAGAACATTCCATCAAGAAGAGTATATTAAAATTAGCGATCATTATTTTCATCCTAATGATTTATTAATTTATAATGATAATAATTGGGGCTATTATGAAATACATATGTTCGGTCAAACTGCTCCATTTTACGCTAATGAAATTAAATATTTAAGTTATTTAATTAATAATAATTTAACTTATGATATTTATTTAGAGTATAACGTTCTTTTACAAACTTTGTTAAAAACAAAAATAAATAATTATATTTCAGAGAGTAAATACAAAAATTATTTATTAAATAAGTTATAGAATATTATTCCTGACACTTCTAATAATGAAGAAGATATTGATAATAGAATAAAAAATATCAATTTATTAATAGATACATATAATCAAAATACTGATGAACCATTAGATAAATATGACTTATCTAATGGAAATTTAAATACTAAAATAGAATTTATTGTTAATTATTTAAATAATAAAACTCCACTAACTATTGATTTATCTTCTGAAGATAAAGAAATATTAGTTAAAATAATTAATGATAATAATATTACGAATTTAGAAGTAAATAAACAACCTCGTTTTTGGTTTTATAAATCTAATATTTTAAAAGCTAAAGAAAAACAAACAATAACATAGATTATTAAAGATAATTTATATATCTATAATAATCGTTTTACTTTAGAAGAGCAAGATATACTTGTCAAAGCTATTGAAGGTAAAGGTTTCACTGATAGTCAGGTATTAAAATTATAGACAGGATTTAATACTAAATTAGCAAATAAAATTCGTTTAAATTCTGATATTACAGTCAATAATGGTAAAAATTTCTTAATTGAAAGAATTATGTTAAATTATAAACATAATGAAGACGGCACTCCTATCTTTGAATATGTTTTAAATGGCGATGAAGAAATTCAATTACTAAAATAGGTTTAGATTTCTAAAAATGCTTTAAGCAATAGTTTAGGAGAAACTGAAATAGTAGCACTTACTGAAGAAATTCTAAATGATTTAATTCAAGAATTATCTTTAGATAAAGAAAATACAATTGCCGAAGGATTTGAAGGAGAAAATATTTATTATGAAATTAATAATGAAATTATCCTTAATCCAATAGATAGAGCAATTTATATGAGATTAGATAGTTTAAAAGGCTATTTAAAACAAACTAAAAACTTAGAAATAATTTTCCATTATAAAAACCGTAGTTTTAATACTGCATATTTATCTGACTTAATTAGCGATTGGAATGAAAATGATCCTGAAAACCCTGGATATATTGCACATAGATTTATTTATCAAGATGACCAAGGCCGTGTAGTCTATGATCCAACTTCTTGGTTCTATAGATGGTTAGTTGATTTAATAAATAATAAAATAAATGCTTGGTTTGAAAAAGAATTAAAAGAACGTATTGAATAGATGGAAAAAGATATTGAAGATTTAAAGAAACGATGTGATGATTTACAAAAATAGATTGATGAAATTAATCTAAATAATCAAGATACTTATATTTTTAATCGTTTAAAAAATCTTATTGTGTCTTAGCCAGAGCGTCCTGTCCTCTCTAAAGAATTTTTCCCAAAAATTTGGATTTGTACTGATACACAATCTGGATATGGTCTTGTTTATTGGCGTCAAGGTGGAGAAGATAAAAATGGGCATTATGATGCCAATACAGCTTAGTCTGTTAAATGGACACCAATTTCTGCTATTTGGTCGCCAGATAGCTTAAATAGTTGAAAGGAGGAATTAATTAATGGATAAAGATTATTCATTTCACATTGGAACTTCGGGAAAATTAACTTATAATGCTGAAGCTGAGTATAATAAAGCTGGAGCAATTTTATTTACTAAAGATACAAATGAATTATTCATTAATATTAATGATGTTTCTCCCACAACTAAAGACTATCGTAAATAGATTAATAGTTTATATTCAATAGCTGTAAAAGGACAAGATGACAATAATAATACATTAATTTTTGATGCAAAAAAATTAAATGAAATGTATAATAATGTTATTAGTTAGTCTAATGCCTTAAATAATAAAATGAATAAAAACAATCCAGTAGGTACAGGTAATTTTACTTTTGGGTCTGAAAATACTTTAGCTGTAAATTCTGAAAATTCTATGATATTAGGTCAGAATTTATTGCAAGGAGAAAATTCTTCTAATAGTATTACAAGTGGACGATTTAATGTAAAATTAGATAATGCCTTATTAACTATTGGCTCAGGTACTGATAATAATAATAGACGTAATGCTTTTGCAATTATTTCCTCAAATACTACTAATTATGGTATTTTTGCGAATGATTTATATATAAAAACTGGTGGAAATAATTTTACTTCACCTAATGAAGATTATAAAGTATTAACTAAAAAAGATATAGAAGATAAAATTTCTAAAGTAGAAACTGATTTAACAACTAAAATTAATAATCTAAGCCCAAGTCCTTTTTTAAGTTCAGCAACATAGCCTGATCTTAATTCTACTCTTTCTGAAGAAGAATTGAAAAAAGTACATAGCTTATTTTGGATTAACACTTCTAAGGGTAATGGCGTATTAAATTATTGGAAACCCAATACCGTAGGTGATGGTGGCTCTTGGATAGAGGTATCTGCTATTTTTACTTAAAATTTTACTTTCTAAAAAAAATATTATATAATTTATAAAGAAATTGAGGGGAACTTAATTGTTCCCCGAATTTCTATTTTTATAAAAGAATCAAAGGAGAAAAATATTATGAAGAAGTTTATTGCTATTATTATGGCAGTAATTATGATTATGTCATTTGCTACTATTGCTTTTGCAGCTAATGGATTTACTGATGTATCTAAAAGTAGATATGAAATGGCAATTAATGAACTTTATGACCTTGGCCTTGTAAATGGTTATAGTGCAACTAAGTTTGGTACTGATTATACTTTAACTCGTGCTGAAGCTTGTGCAATTATTGTTCGTGCCCTTTATGGTGAAAAGACTGTTCATGATGTAATTAATTTTACTGATGTTTCTTATCGTGATTGGTTCTATGATTATGTCAATACTGCCGTTTTCTATGATATTATGCACGGTCATAGCACTACTACTTTTGCACCTAATGATGAAATTACATATGACCAGATGGCCACTCTTATTCTGAATGCTCTTGGCTATAATGCTCCGCAGCTTTCTGGCGAATGGCCTGTAAATGTTGAACGTATTGCTACTCGTCTCGGTCTTTATACCAATATTTATAGTTACGTAAATGGCTCTGACCCTATTACTCGCGGTGAAGCTTGCCAGATGCTTTACAATGCTCTTGATTGCTATGTTGTTGAATACGTAAAGGGCCGCATCGTTGAAACTGATAAGACCCTATATGAGGCAATGGGGTTTAGCTATGAACCTGAATATACTTATGTAACTGGCACTATTACTGATATTGTTGATGTAAGTGATTATTATCGTACTAAGACTTATTATTATCTTGTTACTTTGAATGATTACAATACTTATCTTGTAAATAGTGATACTAAACTTGTAGTTAAGGATTATATTGAAATTTATACTGATAAAAAGACTGTTTATCATAATGATTATCTTTGGATTGTTTCCTATGTAAGTAAGAATATCACTGATACAGCTAATATTCAGGGCGTTGTAGAAAAGGTTGTAATTGATCCTGATACTGAGCCTTATGATGATGGTGTTTATATTTGGACTACTTATTTTGTAACTATTAAGAATGAAGGCACTTTCACAGTTTATACTTATAATCTCTTTAATACCGGCGATACAGTTCTTCTAACTCCTGTTGTTGGTAGTACTCATTATAATCTTACTGTGGTTGAAAGAGCTAATACTGGTATTATTGATCCCGGTTTTGCTGTTGGTTAATAATTTAAAGGACTGAAGAAATTCAGTCCTTTATTTTTTTTATTTGAAATTTTATAAAAAATATTATATAATTTATATAGAAAATAGATAAGAAATCAAATTACGGTCTTGAAAAAGACTAAGAGAAAAAGGAGATTTAAATATGAATAAGTTTATGAATGGCATCAATGCAATGGAAAATACTATCACTACTGAAAATGGGGCTACAGCGTATAAATCTACTCTGACTGCACTTTATGATATGTTTGCTCTTGGTGGTAGCTATCGTTCCAGAAGTGATGATGATTGCATTTTCCTTTTTAAGAAGGCCTTTGAGGAGAATGAACCTTATGCACTGAAATGCCTTTTCTACTTGCGTGATGTACGTGGAGGTAAGCTCGTTGCCTGAGCCTCCCCATACAGTAATGTATGCGTAAAAAACTCTTTGAACCCAAGCAAAAGGGGTGTCCTTAATTTTAGATTAAGGGCTAACGGTAGAAGTTAAATAAGGTATTTGAAATACGCGAATACGCTTCGTAAGAGAACCTACGGTCTATAAAATAGATAGCAGGCAATACCGTGCTAAGTTATACAAATTTTTGGACTTTTCTTATTTATTATATTATCAACTTCCTCATGAATATGTAGGAGGAGGTGAATTGTAAATGGGTTATATTTACAAAATCACAAATAAAATAAATAATAAACAATATATAGGTTAGACTACTAAAAAAAGAGCTAGTGATAGATTTAGTTAGCATAGATATTTAGCTCGTCATTTAAATGCAGAAAAATCAAATAGTTATTTGCATAAAGCTATGAATGCTTATGGAGTAGATAATTTTATTTTTGAATTAATTGAAGAAATAGATAATTCTTTATTAAATGAACGAGAACAATATTGGATTCAATAGCTAAATACATTAGCTCCTAATGGTTATAATTTAACTAATGGGGGAGAAGGAACACAAAAATTTTCTCGACCTCAGTCCATTGAAGAAAAAGAAAAAAGAAAAAAGTCTAATCAACAATTTTATGAAAATCATCCTGAAGCTAAAGAACAACTGGCTCAGAGGACTCGGAAGCTCTGGGAGGATGAGAATTATAGAAGAAAAGTCACAGAAGGTAATAAAAAATTTGCTAAAGAACATCCTGATTTAAACAGAGGAGAAAAAAATCCTATGTATGGGAAAAAACATACAGAGGAGACTTTAGCAAAAATTTCAGCCCATGCTGCAACTCGTAAATTAAAAATTGCTCAATTAGATAAAGATACTTTAAATATTATTCAAATATTTGATGGTGTAAAAGATGCTGAAAAAGCATTAAAAGTAAGCCATGGATGGTTATCTAAAGCCGCAAAAACTAATAAAGTTGCTTATGGATATAGATGGAAATTTGTATAAAAAGTGTAACGACTAATTAGTAGAGAGGAGATTAGCGCCTCTCGAAGCGGAGAGCTCCTCTTTAAAAGCAAAGAGGATGAAGAGATAGTCTGCGAGATTATGAAAATAATCTACAACCGTGCAAGGCGAAAGACGCTTCTTCCGTGTTTGTATGAAGTGGCTTGCTACTCAGAATATCGATGCAGCAAAGCGCAATCTTAAGTATGTTCCTGAATTTGGCCGCTGGGATGATTTGTATTTATTTGTCGGCACTCCTTGCCAGGATGAAGCATTCAAGTTTATGAAGGAGCAGCTTGCTCTGGATATTACTTGTAAAACTCCTTCTCTTCTGGCTAAGTGGCTGAAGTCTGAAAACACTAGCTCTCAAGAATCTCGTGATCTTGCATCTAAGACTCGTCATTATCTAGGTATGACTTCTAAACAGTATCGTAAGACTCTTTCTACCCTACGTGAGCGTATCAATATTCTTGAACGCCTTATGTCCGCAGGTAAGTGGGATGAAATTGAATTTGATAAAATTCCTTCTCGTGCCGGTTTTATTTATAAGAATGCTTTTGCTAGACATGATGTGGAACGTGCAAAGGCTGGTGCAAGAACTTATGAAGATTTTGCCAAGGATACCACTACTAAGGTAAACACTAAAACCCTTTATCCTTATGAGTGTGTAGAAAAGGCTCGTGATGTAATGGGCTATTATGGCTGGTATAGCTATAAGAATCCTACTACTGATTCTGTTGATCGTCTAATGGTTAATAAATATTGGGAAAATCTTGCTGATTACATTAATGGTGCGGTATTTAATGGTATTGCTATCGTAGATACTTCTGGTTCTATGTGCGGCAGTGGCTATGGTAATCGCACTGTAGCTCCTATCGATGTTGCTATTTCCATTGGTATGTATTGTGCTGAAAAGAATCGTGGACCTTATGCTGGTCATTTCCTGACTTTTAATAACCAGCCTCAGTTTATGAAAGTTGAAGGAACTGACTTCTGTGATAAGGTTACTCGTATCCTTAAAGCTCCTTGGGGTAATAGCACTAATATCGAAGCAGCATTTGATATGATTCTTGATGTCGCTATTCAGAATCATTGTTCTTCTGATGAAATTCCTCAGAATTTGATTATCATTTCTGATATGGAATTTAATTCCTGCGTAACTAGCAATAGTTCTTACCGTATGTGTTCTGACGATAATTCTTTATTTGAAAAAATGAGAATTAAATGGGAAGCTTATGGCTATAAGATGCCTAAGCTGGTATTCTGGAATGTTGATGCTCGTCAGGATAATTTTGCAATGAAGGATGAAGTTAATGTGTCCTATGTCTCTGGCTTCTCTCCTGTTCTTTTTGAACAGATTATGAAGGGTAAGACGGCACAGGATCTGATGTACGATAAGCTTAATGATAAGCGTTATGCTTGCATTAAGTAATTTATAGGGCGGAGCAATCCGCCTTATTTTTTATATAAGGAGAAAATAATGTATATTTAGAATAGATTGCTTTAGCGCAGAGATATTTTAACTCATTGGGTAGATAGCAATCCTATCTTGCTAGATGGGGAAATAGGGTTTATAGAAATTGATGGAGAGTATCATTAGATGGTTATTGGAGATGGCAAGCGAGCATTTAATGACCTGCCTAAAATAAAATTAAACTTTGACGAGCCTGCAATTTGCTCTTACTCAACTAATTCTAGCTCCATTGTAGCTAACAAAAATTTATTCCCTTGGATAGAAGATGATTATTTTATTTTTTAATTAAAATTTTATATAATATATATAGAAAATAAAGAAAGGAATAATTCTTATGTCTGTTATTTTTGATAAGTTTGTTCGCTTTACTAATCCGCGCACTGGCAAAGTTGAAATTGGAGAAATTATTTCTTCCAATAGCAAAACAGTAGTTATTAAAAGTTATAATCACATTTGTGTTATTCCCGTAAATGAAGTTAATAAATATGAGGATTAAATTATGGAAATGAATAATTATAACAATATGAATCAGCAGCAGCGAGACATTGTCCTCTCTCCAAATGAATATGTATTTGTGCAGAATAATACTAATGGTTCTATTAAAACCTATACAGGTCCTACTACCATTACTATTTCTGCCCAGGATAGTCTTGTTGTTTTTGATGAAAAGAACAAGAAATTTAAGACCGTTCAGAATCTCACAGAAGCTAAGTCTCTGTTTGTGCTACCGCCTGAAAACTGGTATGCTATTGTAAAGAATCCTACGAAGGATGGTTCTCATCCTAATGTTGGCGCAGCATCTGTTGCTCCTGAACTACTTTATGGCCGTAAGGTCAATATTCGCGGTCCGGTCTCTTTCGCTCTTTATCCGGGTCAGATGGCTAAGGTAGTTAAAGGCCATGCTCTTCGCACTAATCAGTATCTGCTGGCTCGCGTCTATGAGGCTGATGAAGCCAATAGAAATCAGGGTAAGGTGGTAGACGCCGAAGGCAAGGAAATTGAAAATACTGTTACTAACTGTGTAAATGGTCAGATTCTTGTTATTAAGGGTACTGATATTTCTTTCTATATTCCGCCTACTGGTATTGAAGTAATTCCTATTAACAATGATGCAAATAAGGGATACGTGCGTGAAGCCGTTACTCTTGAGCGTCTTGAATATTGTATTCTTAAAGATGAAGATGGTAATAAGCGGTATGTTCACGGACCGAAGGTTGTGTTCCCTGAACCAACTGAAACTTTTGTGACTTCTCCCAAGGGTGGATTTATTTTCCGTGCAATTGAGCTTTCTAAGATTTCTGGCATTTATGTTAAGGTAATTGCTGAATACAATGATGATGATGGAACTCATCATCCTGTCGGTGAAGAGCTTTTCATTACTGGTGATGACCAGATGATTTATTATCCGCGGCCTGAACACGCAATTATTAGTTATGATAATAAGCTGATGCATCATGCAATTGCTATCCCTGAAGGTGAAGGTCGTTATATTATGAACCGCCTAACTGGTGAAATTGCAACTATTAAGGGGCCGGCAATGTATCTGCCTGACCCGCGGACTGAAGTTGTTGTTAAGCGTAAGCTAACAAGTAGCCAGTGTGCTCTTTGGTATCCGGGCAATAATGAAGCTCTTGAATATAATAGAGCATTGAATGAAAAAGCAGTTGAAAAGGGAGTCGTTGCATCTGCTGATGCACTTAATAATCTAACGGCTTATTCTGCTTCTTATTCCACTGCATCTACTCTTGCTAATCTTGAAGCCAAGGCAAATATTTCTCGTGGTACTTCTTATACCAAGCCGCGTACTATTACTCTTGATAATAAGTATGATGGTGTTGTATCTATTGATGTATGGACTGGTTATGCAGTTGATGTTGTAAGTAAGAATGGTGATCGCAAAGTTATCTGTGGTCCGCAGACTATCCTTCTGGATTATGACCAGACTCTTGAAGTTCTCCAGATGAGTACTGGTAAGCCGAAGACTACTGATAGACTTATTAAGACAGTTTTCCTGCGGCATGAAAATAATAAGATTAGTGATATTATTGAAGTTGAAACTAAGGACTTTGTAAAGGCAAAGATTAAGGTTTCTTATTGTGTATCTTTTGATAGAGACTATATGAATAAGTGGTTCTCTATTGATAATTATGTTAAGTATCTTTGTGATAGAGAGCGTTCTATTATTAAGAGAATGGCAAAGAATTACACAATCGAAGACTTCTATCAGAATTATAGCACTCTTATCCGTAATTATGCCATTGATGAAATGGATGAAGATAAGAACGCTGAACCCAAGAAGAAGCCGGGCCGTTTCTTCAAGGAAAATGGTATGTTTGTTTACGATTGCGAAGTTCTGGATATTGATGTAGATAATGATGTTGAAGAACTTCTTCTGAAGCATCAGAATGAAATGATTGCTAAGTCTCTTGAGCTTTCTGACGCTGAACGTCGCATTACTGTTATCACTAAGTTGGCCGAAGCAGAACAGAAGGAACAGGAACTTCGTAGCCAGCAGATTCTCAATAAGTTAGAACTTCAGCGTACTGAGACTATGACTAAGCTCGATATGCAGAGTGAAGCCAATAGAAAGAAGGAAGCAGAGCAGCAGGCTATTAAGCAGGCTGAATGCGATATGTCTGTTCTTACTGATGCTCTTCATGATGCTAAGTTGGCACGTGAAAAGAAAGAAACAGACGCTGAAATCGCTCATAAGCAGGCACTCGCTGCAATCGAAAAGGCAAAGCAGGAAGCATATGCTGATACTGTTAAGAAGGTTATGAATTCTATCCAGCCGGGTCTGATTGAAGCTCTTATGGCTAATGGTAATACTAATCTTATGAAGACGATTGCTGATGGCGTAGCTCCTTATGCATTGGCTAACAATGAAAGCTCTGCTGATGTTGTTGACCGTCTAATGCGTGGGACAACTCTTGAAGGAATCATTAAGCAGTTCGCTCCTAAGAAGGATTAATTATAAAGAGGGAATGTAAAAATTCCCTCTTTATTTTTTTATAAAAATATTATATAATATATATAGAAAGTGAGTGATAATTTATGCCTTATAAAGCTAGTAAATATTCAGCACAGCAAAATAGTGAATTTACAGTAAGATGTATTGATGTTCTTGAAAATAGTCCAGAAGCAATGAGTATCGCAGATATTCAGAAAAGTGATATGGTATTACACGATGTCACTTCTCAGAAACTTAGTCGTATTCTTAATCATCTTGTGGAGTTTGGCGTAATTAAAAAGACAAAAGATAGAGTAAGCGGCCATATGGTTTATAAAAGTACTAAGGTTATGGCAGAACAGGGGTATGAAGTATGATTGACAGATTTGAAAGAGAGTATAGTTTTTTGAGTAATTTTAGTCCAAGTTCTTTTACAGATAAATGTGGGGATTCTTACCCCACTGTAGAGCATTATTTCCAAGCACAAAAAGCCACTAATATGTTTGATTTTGAAGAAATTAGAATGGCTAAAACACCTGGCCTTGCCAAAAGGCTTGGACGGCAAATTAAGCTTGCTCCTGATTGGGAAAATGTTAAAGAACAAGTAATGCTTGATGGTCTTAGATATAAGTTCGCCATTCCTGAATTACGAGATAAACTTCTTGCTACTGGCGACCAATATCTTGAAGAAGGTAACAGTTGGCATGATAATTACTGGGGTGATTGCGATTGTCCCAGATGCAAAGATACTATGGGGAGAAATATGTTAGGCCAATTGCTTATGCAAGTAAGAGAGGAAATTAAAAATAATAATTAAATTATAAGGGGTTGATAAGAATGTCTACATATTGTATTAGTGATATCCACGGCAATATGAAACTTTGGCATCAAATAAAATCCATCATTAAAATGGAAGATAGCCTTATTTGTCTTGGCGATTGTGCGGACCGCGGCGTAGATGGTTGGGAAATTATTAAAGATATGCTACGCGGTGCAAATGAAGGCTGGATTACCTATGTGCGTGGTAATCACGAGCAAATGCTTATTAATGCTCTTGATGATTATATTAATTACGATGGTATGTGTGATTATGCTTTTTATCTGCTGTGTCAAAATGGCGGTTATGAGACATTCACTGCAGCAACTAATGATAAATATATGAGAGAATGGCTTGTGCTTCTTAAAAAAACTATTCCTTTTTATATTTATAAAAATGCAAAAGGAAAGAATATTTTCCTTTCTCACGCTGGACTTTCATGGAATACAATTCGTCATTTTGAAAATGGACAATTTGATAAAGAATCAGAAGAAATGAAAGACTATCTGCGTAAAGAACTTACTTGGAATCGTAAACATAATGTAGCTTATAAACCTTGTGAATTTGATTATCAAGTATTTGGGCATACTCCAATTCCTTACATTATTTCAGAAGAAGAGTTTATGAAAGACCCTGGAGTTCATTATTTTGATAATGGTCATAAAATTAATATTGATTGCGGCACTTATGCAACTAATATTGGTATTCTTTTTGACCTTGATACTTTTGATGAACACATATTTCAAATCAAATAATTTATTTTTATAAAAAAATATTATAAAATATTTATATAAAGAATAAAGGATTGATAAATATGGGTAAAGAAATTGTTTTACACAGTTTTTATTGCATGAAATGTGGCAATAAAGCAATGGAGTTATTTCGTAAAAGAGGATTTCAACATGAAAGATTCCATCGAAAAAAGCTTTATTGCCCACATTGTAAATTAGAACTTAATTGCATTGAATGTAAAAATGATGAAGATGTATATGAGTTCAAAGAAAATTTTGAAAAAGGAGTGTATAAGGATGAAGCGGAAGACTCTTTACATTATGTGCGGATGTCCCGGTAGTGGTAAGAGCTATTTTCTTAACCAGTATTTTGGAAACTCCTCTAGTGTAAAAATTATTTCAAGAGATGTAATTCGTTTTTCTATTATTGGGAATAATGATGAATATTTCTCTAAAGAAAGTCTTGTATTCTCTAAATTTTGTAAAGCAATTCGAGAAGCATTTAATGAGTATGATATTGTAGTTGCTGATGCCACTCATTTAAATGAACGTTCGCGCAATAAACTTCTTAATTCTCTTGGGAAAGATTTCCTTAAAGACAAACTTATTAATTGTATTTACATGGATGTGCCGCTTAAGGTAGCCCTTGAACGCAATGCCAAAAGAGAAGGATTAGGCCTTGTGCCGGAAGATGCAATTAAACGAATGTACGAAAGTGCTTATCGCCCAAATTATGGTGAACGATATGGATATGATAAAATTTATATCGTAAATGAGAAAGGCGATATGAATCTTTTATAGAAAGGAGTAAAACAATGGCAATTTATCTAACATCAGATTGGCATTTTGGTCATCAAAGAGAATTTATTTGGGGTGCTCGTAATTATTCTTCAGTAGAAGAAATGAATGAAGACCAAATTGATAAAGTCAATTCTCTTGTAAAACCAGAAGATGACTTGTATGTTCTTGGTGATTTAATGCTTGGAGATACTGAAAAAGGTATTGAATGTGTAAAACGTCTTAACGGCAATCTTCATATTATTCTTGGTAACCATGATACTAATGCTCGTATTGAAAGATATAAAGAACTTGATGCTGAAATTCTTGGGTGGGCTTCTGTTCTTCAATATAGAAAATATCATTTTTATATGAGTCATTTTCCGACTCTAACCGGTAATCTTGATGAGGATAAACCTCTTAAGACACGCGTAATCAGTTTGTGCGGCCATGTTCATACTACTAATTGTTTAATTGATTGGGGCAAAAATCCTATTTATCATGTAGAGGTAGATGCTCATAATGGCTATCCAGTTCTATTAGATGATATTATTGAAGAAATTAAAAATAAAATTAAATATTAAGGAGAATATAAAATGATTTTGTCAGCAATTTTGTCTCACATTTGGATTATTCTTGGAGTAATTCTCATTGGTGTTATTATTGGACTTGGATATTTTAAGGCTCCGCCTGATGTAGCTTATATTGTATCAGGCTTACGTAAGAATCCAAGAATTGTCGTAGGTAAGTCAGGATTGCGAGTTCCGTTCCTTGAAAGAATTGATAAGCTTTCACTCAAGGCAATGCAGATTGATGTAAAGACAAAGACTTCTATTCCTACCAATGATTTCATTAACATTAAGGTAGATGCAACCGCGATTGTTAAGATTAGTCAAACACCTGAATTGATTGAAGTCGCTGCACAGAACTTCCTTAATGCAAAACATGATGAAATTATGAATAAGGTTAATGACCTCCTTGAAGGCAACTTGCGTGAGATTGTCGGCACTCTTGGTCTTGTGCAGATGATTAATGACCGCAAGGAATTCTCCATGAGAGTTCAGGAAAATAGTGTGCCGGATTTGGCTAAGTTGGGTCTTGAATTAATTACATTTAATGTCCAGAATTTCTCTGATGATAATGATGTAATTACTAACCTTGGTATTGACAATGTTGAGCAGATTCGTAAGGATGCAATGATTGCAAAGTCTAATGCCCAGCGTGAAATTGCAATTGCCGAAGCCTCTAACGCAAAGGAAGCTAATGACGCAAAGGTTAAGGCAGCCGAAGACATGGCCGTTCGTAATAATGACCTTGCAATTAAGCAGGCACAGTTAAAACAGGAAGCCGATACTCGTCAGGCGCAGGCTAATGCGGCAGCAGGCATTGAGGAAGAGAATCAGCGTAAGTTGAGAGATGTCGCCGCGACGGATGCAAATATTGCAAAGGCAGAACGCGAAGCCGAATTGAAGCAGAAAGAAATTCAGTTGAAGGAATATGAACTTGATGCTCTTGTGCGTAAGCAGGCAGATGCCGATAAGTACGCTGCCGAGAAGAAGGCCGAAGCAGATCTTATTCGTCGCCAGAAGGATGCCGAAGCTAAAGCTTATGAAATGGAACAGGAAGCTCGTGCCATGAAGGCCAAGGCTGATGCCGATAAGTACGCAGCAGAACAGAAAGCAGCCGGTATTGCGGCGGTTGGTGAAGCAGAAGCATCAGCTATTGAGAAGAAAGCCGAAGCCCAGAAGAAGTTCGGGGAAGCATCAGTTATTGAAATGTATTTGAAGGCATTGCCCGAAGCGGTTAAGGCGGCCGCTGAGCCTCTTCATAATGTAGATGGAATTACTATTTACGGTGAAGGTGGTAATACAAAGATTGTTTCTGATGTTATGCAGAGCGTTGATAAGGTTCTTAATGGACTTGGAGATGCAACGGGCATTGACTTGAAGAAGACTATTGCGCAGTATTTGAACAAATAATATTGAGCGCTATTGAAGCGCGCGAAAGGATAATGTAAAATGGAAAATAAAGAAATTAATTTTATTCGTAATGGTATTAATTGTAGTGGCAAAGCAGATATCTTTGATGCTACAGATCTTGAACCTATTACTAAAGCTTATTTTGCTTGGAAAAATTTAAATAATGTATATAGTGAATACGCTATGCGCCGAGCAAATTTTCCTGAGCTTTTAAGTGAAGGATTGACCTCTGCTTTAATGGGTTGGGCGCGCACTAATGGTACTAACATCACTGGTTTGCCTAGTTGTAGTATGGATTTGATTGATTTGACTACCGGAGAAATGATTCAACTTAAAGCTTGTTCTACAGATAGTAGACATGAACCCGGCCCTACTTCATTTGGTCCACGAAGTGAATTTGATAAACTTATTTTTATGCATATGAACTGTGATACTGATACTGCAAGTTGGTATTTACTTAATGAAAATGAATATAAACATTGGAAAGTAAATAGAACAGAAACAATCGCAGATCAGCAAGCGGTTGGGCGTAGACCAAGATTAAAAGTTCTTGATAAAATTAAGGAAAATAAT